TTATTATGATGATTTATTAGGACGAGCTGTTTCAAAGTTCGTTCCAGCAGACGACCTCGTTGTTCCGTATACGGCTACCTCATTAGACGATGCGGAAGCGGTGGTCCATGTATTAAAAATTTCCGAAAATGACTTGCGTAAGCAACAAGTCGCAGGATTTTATTCAGATATTGAGCTCACTAAACCTCAAGGTACAATTACCGATGAGTTAAAAGAAAAAGAGAGAGAAGTAGAAGGAATTACAAAATCCCAAAGAGTCGAACCTATGTACACGGTTCTAGAATGCCACGTTAATCTAGACCTAGAAGGTTTCGAAGATGTTGGTCCCGACGGAGAACCAACCGGAATAAAATTACCTTACATCGTAACAATCGAGGAAGGTAGTAGGAAAGTTTTGTCTATTAGACGAAACTTTGCGCCCAATGATCCAAAGAAAATTAAAATCCAATATTTTGTCCACTTCAAATTTCTGCCAGGACTAGGATTTTATGGTCTTGGACTCATTCACATGATTGGCGGCTTGAGCAGAACTGCAACGGCTGCTCTCCGCCAATTACTAGATGCAGGTACATTATCGAACCTGCCAGCTGGATTTAAACAAAGAGGTGTCAGAGTAAAAGATGATGCCCAAAACATACAACCTGGAGAATTCAAAGATGTTGATACTCCGGGTGGAAATTTAAAAGATGCTTTTGTATTTTTACCTTATAAAGAACCATCCCAGACATTATTACAATTGATGGGAATTGTGGTTCAAGCAGGACAAAGATTCGCGTCAATTGCTGACATGCAAGTCGGTGACGGGAACCAGCAGGCCGCTGTTGGTACGACTGTAGCTCTTTTAGAACGTGGTTCCAGAGTCATGTCAGCAATCCATAAAAGACTGTACGTTTCACTTAAACAAGAATTTAAATTACTAGCAAAACTATTTGCCACGTACTTACCGCCGGAATATCCTTATGATGTGGTAGGTGCAGCAAGAAATGTTAAAGTAACGGATTTTGATGACAAGGTAGATATCCTACCGGTTGCGGATCCAAATATATTTTCAATGTCTCAAAGAATTTCAATGGCACAAACTCAATTACAATTAGCTCAATCAAATCCACAAATGCACAATATGTATATGGCCTACAGAAATATGTACACTGCAATTGGTGTAAAGGATATTGACAGAATTTTACCACCTCCTCCACCGAATCAACCAAAAGATCCAGCGATCGAGCACATTGATGCTTTGGCACAGAAACCTTTTCAAGCGTTTCCTGGTCAAGATCATAGAGCTCACGTAACGGCTCACTTATTTTTTATGGCAACCAACTTTGTTAGAAATAATCCAAGTGTGACAGCGGCATTAGAGAAAAATGTATTAGAACATATTTCTTTAATGGCTCAGGAACAAGTTCAACTTGAATTCCAACAAGAAATGCAAATGTTGCCACAAATGCAAAAACAGGCTACTCAGAATCCCCAGATGCAACAACAGTTTCAACAAATCTCTCAAAAGATAGAAGCTAGAAAAGCGGTATTGATTGCAGATATGACTGAAGAGTTTATGAAGGAAGAAAAAACAATTACTTCTCAGTTTGATCATGACCCATTACTTAAATTGAAACAAAGAGAAATAGATTTAAAAGCTATGGATACAGAGAGAAAAATGAAAGAGGATGAGGCTAGAATTAATCTTGATAAAAATAAATTTTTAAAAGGTCATCAAATTGCCGAAGAAAAATTAGAACAAAACGAAGAATTAGCGAATTTAAGAGCAGATACATCAATTGAGAAATCATTGATATCTGCGGATGTTAAACTGACTTCAGATAAAATGAAGGCTAAAGACGTTAGGACCTTGAAAGGTCCGCGTAGTTAGGATATATAAACGTAGGAGAAAAAATATGGCACATGAAAAACAAGCACCGTTAGGAAAATCGAAAAAGATTGGAATTCCTTCTCAGAATCTAATAAAAGATCCGAGAGCAAAATCTAGCATCAGAGGATCAGGAGCTAGAATTCCGACTGGTGATAAAGTAACAGTAAAAGGTACTGGAGCAGCTAGAAAACAAACAGCAACCTGGTTCTAAAATGGCCTGGTTCGGTTTAGCGAGAATAGCGCTTCAAACGGGCGCAAAAATTTATTCCAACAGACAAAAGGCGAAAGCTGCAATGTCTGATGCACAATTATTGCATGCGGAACGACAAGCCCGTGGTGAGGAAGAGTACCAGGGCAAATTACTAGAAGCCAGACAGACAGATCTCAAGGACGAATTCGTTTTGGTGATTTTAAGTACGCCTATAATAATTTTGGCCTGGGCGGTTTTCAGCGACAATCCGCAGGCCATGGAGAAAGTAAATATTTTCTTTGAGCATTTTGCGGCACTTCCAAAATGGTTTACTTCACTCTGGATTTTGGTAGTGGCCAGCATTTTTGGCATAAAGGGAACTCAGGTATTTAGAAGTGGAAGAAATAATAAGGTAGACAAAAAATAATAAAAACAATATAACCAATCAAGGAGAAACTAGCTGGAAAATCTGCTAAGAAGCAAACTGCTGCTGATAAACTAGACGAATCTTTAGGTGAAAGACGGGGTAAAGAATCTACAAAAACTCAAAGCTATGCATCTAGAAGAAAAGAATCTAGAGGCGCATCAAAAGCTTAAGGAGAATTTATGAGTATATTTGGAATAGCTAAACGAGGATTTGGTAAAGCAGTTAAAAAATATAAGCAATCGAAAATTGCTCGTGGAAAATCTTCTAGAGAAGAACGTATTAAATATGGTATAAGAGATAAAGATATTAAATCTGTATCTGTTTCTAAGGATGTTAAAAAAGGTGATATCACAGAAAGTATAAGAAAAGGTAAACAACATTTTTATATTAAAAATATTGATGAAGTTTCTAAACATGTAGAAGATGTTGAAAAAGGAAAAAAAGCAGTTAAAAAATTAAAACACATGCGGGAAACTAAAAAAGCTTTCCTAATTGGAAAAAAAACTTTCCCTGCTGATCCTGAAAAAGGAAGCAAAGAGTGGGGAAGGTAATAATGAACAGAAGATTTAGATCACCAAACGCTGGACAGACATCTTTGGCTTTGCAACATGACACAAGTCCAAGATCAGGTTTTAGACCCGCTTTAGGTGCTAATAGAGATGGTTATCCTATGGGAGGAATTCCTGTTCAAGGTTTTAAATCCGGTGGAAGAGTTGGATTAAAACATGGGAAAGTTCCTATTTGGAAATTTTGGGGAGGAGCTAAAAAAAAGATTGAAGAGAACAAGTATAAAACGATTGAAACTATGAAAGGATCTGGACTAAAAATAACTGATGAACAAAAAAAATACTTAGAAACACATAAAGTTAAACCAAAAAAAGAACCAGTAAAAGAAGCTCAAGGCGGAAGAATCGGCCTTAAAAGAGGTTCTAATAAGAACTGGATTCAAAAAGCAGTAAACCCTAAACATAAAGGTTTTTGTACACCCATAACAAAAAAAACTTGCACTCCGCGAAGAAAAGCGTTAGCAATGACGTTTAAAAAAATGGGTAAAGCTAGAAAAGGAAAATAATATGCCAATAAGAATTTTAGAAAAAGATCCTGTAAGAATGGGAGATAAAAAAACAACCGCAAAATGGATTACTAAAAAAGCTAAAAAAATGGAAGATAAAGAAACAACCGCAAAATGGATTACTAAAAAACCTAAAAAAATGGAAGATAAAGAAACAACCGCAAAATGGATTACTAAAAAGAAACCTACAAATTGGATTACTAAAAAGAAACCTACAAATTGGATTACTAAAAAGAAAACAACAAAAAGCACTCTTACAGGCACTGACACAACACATGGTGGTGGACCAGATGCGGGTAACATAGGTTATAACAAAGATATGATGAACAGAGCTAGAAGAAAAACCAGACCGAAATTGAAACGTAGAGCTGGATATGGTATAGGTGGAAGAATCGGCAAGCAATTCGGTGGACGAACCAACTTGTTAGAAGAACTAGGTCGTGTTGAAGGTGAACCTTCAAACAGAAATAGAAGAGCTGAAATATCCAGAGTGCATGGAGAATTGAATAGAGGTTATAAAGGTGGTGGACGTACTAAAAAATTTGCAGGTGGTCCTATTATTAAAAAAATTATAAGCAAAGTAATAAAACCTAAAGGTGTGTTTAAACCAAAACCAAAACCTAAAGGAAAAGGACTGGGCTCTGGAGTTAAACCTAGTGAAATGAAAGATATTCTTAAAT